TCAGGGGTAGAGCAGTGGATTGAAAATCCTCGTGTCGGTGGTTCGATTCCGCCCCCGGGCACCATTCAAACTCTTGTTATGATTGGCTTTTACTGTTTTCATGTCGGGAAAGCCTCCTAGGGTTTGACGCTTTTCTTGAGGGGTTTGACAGTTTCTGATCGCCGTTCGTTCTCCTTTTCGAGGACTTCGAGCGTTAGCCGGTTGCGCTCCGCAAGGTTGGCAGAGCGGGAATAGTGTCGTGCCATCGCAGGGGTCTTCTGGCCCAGCAGATCCGCAATCTGCCGTTCCTCCATGCCTGCTTCGCGCAGGGTCGTGGCGACGGTGTGGCGCAGGCCCTTGAGTGTGAGCCCCGGTTGCACGACGCCCTCGGCTTCCAACTGCTTCTTGAGGCGGTGCCAAACGGTGGAAAAACCGTCATAAGTCCAGGGTTTCCCCTTCGAGTTGGCAAGGATCGTCACTGCGTCATGTCCGGGCGCGGCGTCCAGTGCCTTTTGAAGCGTCGGGCCAATGGGAATGGCGATCTCCTCGCCGGTTTTCCCTCGGACACCCCAGATGGTGTTGCCCTCGATCTGGTTGCGCATCAGCTTGAGCGCGTCAGACGGGTCCAGTCCGGTATTCATGATCAGTGCAATCGTCACTCGGACATGATCTGCGGCGCGCTCCAGAACGACGGCGCGCTCGGCGACCGTCCAGGGACGATTCGCATAAGGACGGTCTTTCGGTCGGGGCTTCGGAATGACGCCGGAGGAATAGTCTCGGTCGATCAGCCCCTTCGGAATCGCGAACCGGAAGACTTGGCCGAGGAAAGTCCGCACCATGTTGGCACGGCGCCAGCCGATCTTCTGCGCCGCCTTGTCGTGGATTCCCGCAACCAATGGCGTGTTGATCGCGGAAACCGGGGTGTCGCGGATCGGATAGAGGAAGTCGGCGCACTTGCGATAATCGCGCTTGGTCGCGGCCGCCCGATTCTGGAAATGCTCGGTTTCGAAGTAGACATTAATCAGGCCGCCCAAGGTGCCGGGCTTGGGCTCTTGGACTTTTCGGGCTTGGGCAATGGCTTCGATCCGCGCGCATTCGGCAAAGAACCCGGCTGAGCCGAGCGGGGTCTTTTCAAGGTCGATCTTGTGGCCAGTGGTGCGATGATAGCACCGCGGCTTGCCGTGCCGATCCTCGAAAATCTTGAAACCTTTCACCCGCACCCGTGTCATTACAGTTTGCCGAGGATGGCGTCGCGTGTCGTCATCTCGGTCCCTTGCTTCATATCGTCAATCCAGCGGTCCAGGTCCCGCTTGTCCCAGCACCGGATGCCGCGCCCCATTTCGAGGGGCTGGACGGGGCAAGTCGTTTTGAAGTGTTTCACCGGCATACCGGTATAGGCGGCAGACTCGGTCTGGTTCAGCATCCGCTTTTCGATCACGCTGATATTGAGGTTTGCGTTTCCCATTACTCGCCCCCCGTTCCGAACATCGGGCCACCCCGTTCAATGCGCATGTCCTGAACCCGGTCGAAGGCGTTGCGGATCGCGAGCGAAATGTTCACCCGGATCAGGCCAACCGCGCGGAGATACGCCCGGTGATAGACCTCATAGGCCTCTCGGAAGTCGAAATCCGGCCCGGCCGGAAAGTCGTCGGGGACGGAGACAACATCGGCTTGATTGCCGTCGAACGACACGATCCGGCAGAGAGGCAGGGGCAGAGTATCGTCCACACCCTTCGGCACGGCGGGTCTTCCGAAGCGCGGTTGGTGGTGATCTTCCAGGACATATTTGCGGTCAGCGATCACCAACAAGGCGTCCCCGGAGACGGGGGCGCCGCTATCCTTTCCGCCACGCGCTTCGCGCGTCTTGCAGGCGGCATGAAACCAGCTCAGCGTTTCCCGGCTGCGGCGCGGATCTTCGAATTCATCCAGGTTCGAGAAAACCGCCGGACCATGGTTCGAGTTTTCGTCTAGGTAGGCCCGAACGATGGCGAGCGCTTGCAACAGTGGAAACCCTGCATGATGCACCCCCGAGGCCATCGCCAGTTCGGAGACGGTGCTTTCATCGTAGAGGCCGGTTTTCGCACGTTCCATCACGCCCACATTCCCAAAGGGACCGGCGCGCCGGTCGCGGATCAACTGGACCGTCCTGCGGTCAAACCCGGTTGCAGCCATGACTTCGCTGACGATGAAGTCTGCCGGGTTGTCGTGCTTGGGGCGGGCCATCTGAAGTCCTATGAACACATGATGTTCGGACAATAATGAACACCATATGTCCGGTCAATACCCTCTTGCGGCTCAAGCCTGACCGGTCAGCCTCCGCGCCTCGATCCACACCGGATTATCCCATCGCAGACAGGAGAATTCGCCATCGCAGTGGGCCACGATCATCTTTGCCGCCAGATCGGCCGCGCAGCCGCAGGGCAGCGCCATCATCTCTTCCTCGACCTGATCAACAAGGCGCTCTAGGAGCGGGCCGTCCTTCTCAGAGCAGGCCGCCGTTGCCTCACTCAACGCCCGATGGCGGCGGAATAGGTGCAGGATCTTCGTCTCGTCCGATGGGCCTGTTGCCACGGCAGCAAACGGCGAAGCAGCAAGAAACATGCGTCGGGACAAAGCGGGAGTGTTCGCGCAGGCGCGGTCTTTGGGCATTGTCAGGGGGCTCTCGTTGAGGTTACATCATTAGGGCAACGCTGCATCAATAGCGCAGGTTGCACTATTGATGCAAGGTTTAAGATGACACCCTCACAATGTCGGGCAGCTAGGGCCTTAGTTGCTATGTCTCAGGGTCGGCTGGCCGAGGCCTCAGGCGTTGCCAAGCGGACAATCGCCAGCTTCGAGAAGGAAGAGCGGCAGCCATATGAGCGCACCATCTCGGCTTTGCGCTATGCGCTGGAGGCTGCAGGTGTCGATTTCATTCCGGGAAATGGTTCCGGAGTTGGGGTTAGATTGAAGAAATGAAAATACGCGATGTCAAAAAAAATATTAAAAAAATCAGCGATAGAATTTACAATCTCGAAATTGAATGGGAGCAGAAAGGCACTCTCCCTGGGGAAACCGACGTAGATATAGAATCCTTATTCGACCCCGAAGCGGACAAAAAGAGAGAAGAGATATATGAGGCCGCCATTGAGGAAGCAAAGCTAGATAAGTACTACTGGACTACGATATATATAGAAATGGAGCTTGCCAAGTTTGAATACCCCCTTCCGGATCGCGAGGCCCACCCTGAGAAATGGTGGGCCTGTTTTCCAGGCGGTTACTGCCTAACGCCAAAAGCGATTGAAGAGGCTTTTACCATTCTCAGACAGGAAAAAATCCAAGCTCACAAAATGATGATGTCCCGCCTGTCCATGGTGATAGGGGTAATTGGCGCCTCAACCGGGCTACTTTCAGTACTTATTCAATCTTGGATTAATTTCAAAAATTAAGGTGGAGGGAGTGCTGCGTCTCCCTCCGTCAGCCCCCTCCCCAAGATCCAAAAACTACTCCTTCCAATCGACCATGCGCATGGCCCCGGACACGTCGCCCGGCGGAATGCCCGCCGCCTTGGCCTCGGCCAGGGTCTTGATGATCGCGGAAAGCGCCCGCGCCCGGCCGCCCGCGTCGAAGGCTTGCAGGGGCCGGATGGTGTCGATCTCGACCGGCTGGCCCAGCTTTTCCGAGGCTTCCTCGGCCAGGAGCTGCGCGACCGGCTGCAAGGTCCAGATCGCGAGCTGGCGTTGCGCCTCGCGGACCACCGGGCCGGTGGCGGCGCGGTTCAGCAGCGACGGCAACACCCCGTAAGCCATCAGAATACCCTCACGGGCCGCCGCCAGCGTCTCGGCCGTCATCGACTTGGACAAGTCGGGCGAGAGCTGGTCGGGCTTCTGGCCGAGCTGGGGGTTCATGCCTGCCGCCGTCGCTTGGGCCACGCCCTCGACCACCACGGTAGAGCCCCGCCGCCCCTGGAAGGCCGAGCGCATCGTCGCCATGTCCTCGGACCCGGTATCGGGCAAGGGCACGATCAGGCTGCCGAGCGGTGCATTCTCGAAGGTCTCGGCCAGGCTCGCCTCGACCGCGTGCAACATAGCGCCGGTCAGGCTGGCCCGGCGCAGGGGCGCGGTGCCGATCCAGGGCGTCAGCGCGTCCGAGCCGATCCGCAGATGCAGCACCTCGGCCGCCAGGGCCGTCAGGGAGCGCCCGCCACCCGCTTCCGGCAGAGACAGGCGATAGGCGCGCGGTCGGCCGAGCCGGGTGGTCAGATCCCAATCAGTGACGGGCACCAGGCCCTCGTCCCCGATCAGATAGACCGCCTCGCCTCTCAGCGCGGCCGAGCGCGCGATCCGGGCCATGGTCTGCCGGGTCAGCAGCCCGGTTCCGGCCACGTCCGCCATGGCGAAGCCGCCTTCCCAGAGCGAGACGCAGCTTTGCACCGTGGCGGTCAGCTCGGCCACCCCGCGCTGCCCGCTGATATAGCTGTCGCGCGCGGCCATCACCTGGGCGGTGTAGCCCGCGCCGCTCGACCGCTCCTCGACCGGCCGCAGCCTGTCCTTGATCCATCCGAACATGATTACCTCCAGCGGCAGGCGGCGGGCCGGTCCAGCACCCGCCGGATCACCTCGCCCACGGGCTGCCAGTTGCGCGCCTCGATCTGCGCTTGTTGATAGGCGGGCCGGGTCACGGCCGAGAATTCGAAGACGGCGGCCGAGGTCACGGTGCGCACCAGGTCCGCGCCGCGCCGCTCGATCCGCTCGCCGCCAGGCTGGACGCGGAAGCCGGGGGACAGCCCGCGGATCAGCCCGGCCGCATGGGCCGCCAGGAAGTCCCGAGCCCAGCTCGTGCCGGGGTCGATCTCGGCCACCAGCTCGACCCCCTCGTCACTGTCGCGCAGGGTCAGGCTTCCCGAACCGCGCGAGGCCAGCGGCCGGTCGTAGGAATGCCCGGCCAGCAGGTGAATATCCTCGCCCCGCTCGATCCGGTCGGCAAAGGCGCGGGGCGCGATGATCTCGCGCCGCCCCGCCGCCAGCTCGGTTTCCGCGCCATAGGGGAAGCAGGCGCGAAGGCGGGTTGTCCCGCCCTCGCTCCGCAGTTCCAGCGCGCCGAGGGTTGCGCCCAGCAGCATCAGGCGCCCCCGAGTTTCAGGCCGGTCAGCACCTCGAGCTGGGCCGGGCGGGCAACGGTCACGTCCATGGTGGCCAGTGCCGTGATCCGGAGCCCGCCCGACTGCGCATCGCTGAACGGGTCGCGGATCATGTCCACGGCCCCCCATGCGCCGATGAAGATCGGGGCGACCCCGCCCGCCGCCGTGGTCAGCAGCGAGGCCGTCGCCAGCGGATTGCCCGAGGGCGCGGCTAGGGCGTTGTGGGTCATGGCGATGTTCCCGGCCGGGATGTTCTTCACCAGGCGGTCCCATTCCGAGACGGCGGTGCCCTCGATCAGCGCGCCGTCCAGGAAGTCCCACAGCTCGGGCCGGATCAGCGCCCGCACCGCGCCGGGCGATCCGGCGGTGTTGGCGGTCATGAAGCGGGTCACGGCCGAGCGGAACGCGCCCCAGCTCGCCACCGCACCCACGGCGGTTTGGCGGATGCCATAGGCCGCCGCGCCCGCGATCACGCCCAGCGGCTGGCCGCCTTCGCCGGTGCCGAGGAAGGCCGCGCGGTCCAGCTCCATGCCCATGGCCCCGCTCATGTCGCGCCGCACCGCCTGTTCCAGGGCCGCGCCGGACTGTTTCAGGGTCTTGCGGGTGATCCGCATCTGGACGCCCAGATTGTGGTCGGGCTTCATCGCCCGGTTGGCGGTGGTGAAGGCGGTCGGCCCGGCCACAGTGCCGCCCTCGCCATCGGCCCAGCCCGCCGACACGGCCGAGGTCGTGACCGGCCATTCGACGGCGCCCGACTCTATGCTGAGCATCTGCGCCCCCATCCGCGCGGCCACGCTGTCGGGAAACAGCCGGTCGATGATCGGCCGGAGCTGGGTGGCCGAGGGCGTGTCGGCCGAGACGGTTTCACCGGCTCGCGCCTCCAGCGCTTGCCACGGCACCGGGATACCCCGGAAGCCGCCCGCGCTGCGCAGCTCGGACACGATTTCGGCGGTCTGCCCGTCGAGCTGGCGGCCTTCATCCAGAGCAAGCGCCACCTGCCGCAGCTCGAACCCCGCCATGAGGTTGGCCCAGTCCTGGGCGGAACGGGTTTCCAGATCGGCCCCGGCCTCGCGCCGTTCGGTATCTTCCGCGATCAGCGCGGCCCGATAGCGGGTCTCGTTCTGGCGATATTCGCGGTCCAGCTCGTCCATGCTGCGGATTTCGTCCTCGCTCGGGCTGTCCTTGCCCGCCAGCTCGGCCAGGGACTGGCGGATTTCCGACTGGCGCCGGGCGATCTTCACGGATTCAAGCATTGTTCACTCCTGCTCGATTTGGGGTTTGGGTTTGGTCGGCCGCTCGATGGAAGCGACCATGGACAGCCAGTCTTGGCGGTCCTTTCGGGGCGGGGGATGCCCGCACTCGATCCGGGTCTTGCGGGTGTGGCAGCTCGGGCAGAGCGCCTGCAGATTGCCGGGGTCATAGGACAGCTCGGGATGCGTCCTGACCGGCTTGATGTGGTCCACCTCCAGCCGCCCGCCGCAGCCGCAGGACCGGCAGCGGTAGCGGTCGCGTTCCAGGATCTCGGCCCGCAGCGCCTGCCAGCGCTTGGTGCGCGTGACCTTCTTGGAAAAGCGGTGGTGATCGCGGCGAACACTCATAGGAAATGGAACCTCACTTTGGCTTTCGGTTGCGCGCTGATCCGGGCGCCCTGGGCGACAGCCAGGACAGAGGCCGAGGCGGCGTCGATCCGGCCGGGGGCACGGGCCTTGGTCAGCTTGAGATTGTTGGCGTCGTCGCGCTTGCAGACCGCATCCGCGAAGGCCGAGCGCAGCAGCAGCGACGGACGGGCTTTCACCCGACCCTCGAAGGCCGCGCGGCGGAAGCGTTCGCAATCCTCGCCCCCGTCGCGGAAGCCCTGACCGCGCCAGACCACGGGCGCGCGGATACCGGCGCGGGCGATGGCCTCGCCCAGCTCAGCCCCCTTGTAGCGGTCGCCGGTCAGCGCCAGGACGGTTTCGCCCTCGATCCGGCTCATCACCTCGGTCAGCCAGGCCGCGACCGGCACCGTCCTATCGCCCAGCGTGGTCAGCTCGCCCCGCTCGCGCATCTCGACATAGCGCCCCGCCACCCCGTCCGACTGGCCCCGGTCCAGCAGACTTGGCGCCGAAGGGAACGTGCCCATGGCTTCCAGGCGGCCGGTCGCGGGCCAGTAGAAGGCGGCGGCGGTCATCGAGGCCGAACCGCCGAGGTCGATCCCGATCACCACCCCGCCCTCGCGCGGCGGCAGCGTGTCGGTCTCGCAGTTCAGCCATTCGTCGGGGGTAATGAGCATGTCCAGGGTTTCGCCCGAGACGCGCTCATTGCGGTTGTAGAGCCGGAAGTTCGCCAGCGTCGAGCCGCCCCGCGCAATCGAGCGGCGGGCCTGCCCCTCCAGCCAGTCGAGCGAGCTGCCGATGCCATGGGGCGCGCCGGGATTGGCGATCAGCAGCGAGTCCCGATCATCGGCCGGCAGGGCGGGCGGCGGACGGTGTTCCTGCACATAGGAGCCCGGCACCGGATCGTCGATCCAGCGGGAAAACGAATGGGTGTCGTCGCGGGCGCTGGTGCTGATCAGGAACGCCCGGCCGTTGCGCTTGCCGAGGCCCGAGAGGATCGCGTGTTCCAGCTCGTCGCCCCGGTCCAGCGCCCAATGCCCGCGTTCGTCCAGGATGGCCATTGTAGGTGCCCCGCCGAGCGCCGACTTGCCGTCCGCCGCGATCACCCGCAGCACATGGCCGCCGCCGTCGCCCTCGAATTCGATCTCCAGGCGTGGCGCGCGGCGATAGATCAGGCGGCGTTGCAGCTCCAGCGGCAGAGAGGCCGCGAAGCCCGACACGAAATCCCAGATGATACGGCCCTGATCGCGGGTCCGGGCGGCGGCCACGATCTCGCGGCGCGGCTGGCGGTCCCAGACGCCCACCAGGCCGCCGAGGGCGAGCCCGGCCGTGATCGCGGATTTGCCGTTGCCGCGCCCGATGCTGAGAACGGCGGCGGCGGTCTCGGGCGCCATGGCCCCTTCGATGAATTGGCGTTGAAAAGGCGCGAGCGAGACCGGCTTGCCCGCGTTCGGCCCCTCGGGAATGAGCAAGCTATGCATGAATTGCATGGCTCTTTCGGCCGGGGTCGTGGCGTCCGCGTCGGGCCGCTGCGCGAAAAGGGAAAACTCACATCCTCGGTTCCCTGCGCCTGCGAAAGTCGCGGCATTGGGACCATTTCCAAAGAGGTCTGCCTGTTCGTCGCCGCCGTGTTCCATCTCGTTTCGCCTCGTCTGTCTTTCTTCGTTCAAACCGTTGGAATTGTTGGTCTGCTCAATGGTGAGGTTCGGAGCGAAGGGCATAGGACGACTGCCCACGCCCGGAAGCGTGGCAGTCCCCATGCCCTCCGCGTGTCGGTCCTGCTCAACGGAGCCGGTCCATCGCTTTGGGCCCAACTGGTCATGCGCTCCTGCCAGTCGGTCGGTTGCTACTTGCGGCACCTGAGCGCGGTGCCGGGGATCGGGCTTCAACCTTTCGGACTGCCCTGGGCCGTGCGATCCCGCCCGTGTCGGCCCCTTGCTCCTGCTGGCGCACCGTCGATGCCCCGCAACACCAGCAGGCCCCACGGCGCGCGTGGGGGCGCGTGTCATCACTCCTCGATCAGCTCGAAGTCGGGTTCCGGCGGTCGGCCCGGTTTGGGCGGGCGGCCGATCTCGGCCAGCAGGCGCCGCATGATCTGTTCCTGCTTGAAGGACGGCCGCCAGCCGGGCCGCCTGCCGTGGCGGGCCACAGAGCGCACGAAGCCTTTCAGCCAGGCGTCGCTGCCATCGGCCATCACGCGCCGCATCACCAAGGGCCAGCGCAGCGTCAGTATCTCGTCCAGTTCCTGCTCGGTCATGCCGCGCCCCCTTCCCGGTAGAGGCGGGCCTCGACTTCGGTCATGCGTTCGATTTGCTGGCGTGAGGGCTTGAACCGGCGGTCTTGCGCCGCATCCGCCATCTTCCGGGCGAAGGCGCGATCCGCCTCGATCCGCCCCAGACGGGCCACGCGGGTCATGGCATAGAACAGGAAATCCACCTCATGCGGTCTCATACCTGCACCCCGCGATACCGGGCCGCGATCCGCGCCATGTGCGGCGAGTTCGTGAGGGACTTGGCGTCCAAAGGCGAGCGCCAACCGAAGTGCAGCGCGGCTTGATCCATTAGGGCTTGATAAAGGTCTGCCGGAATGTCGGCTGCGGTATCGCCAAACCCCGCCTCATACTCGATTGTCATGCGGCTGGGAGTCAGGTCGTAAAATTTGGCAAACCAGCGGATATAGGGCCGGTTGCCCCCGACGAAGTCGAAGCCGGTGAACACCTCACCGTCGATGGTTACGATCGGCGTTTTGTCCTCCGCAACGGGGCCGATGGGCAGGCTAAGACCGTATTCCTTGACCGGATCGAAGATCGTCACGCGCACGGTCTGGTTCAGAAGTGCGATCTGCGCGAATTTCTCGATCTCTTCGGCAGCAGCCTTTCCGATGGGCTCCAGCTCGCTGAAAAAGTCTGCGTCGTCTTCTGAGAGGGCGACGAATTTCAGCAGGTCATTCATCACGAAAGGCAGCTCGGTGCTATCGGACTGGCGGTGAACAAGCATCTTCATGCCGCCACCTCGATTTCCGAGATATGCCGGAAGAACGCCGCCTGATCCTGGGGCGCCATCGCCTCGAAGGAGGCCAACGCGAAGGCTTTCAGTTCGGCCCGATTGGCGAGCGAAGCCCAGAACCGGGCTTCTTCCATCCCGCGCAGGAACGGGGGCATGGGTGCCCCGGCCGCGCGCAGCACCGTGGCCGCCGTCATTTCGGCCTGTTCGGGCTCCAGCGACCGCAACGCCGCATAGGCCAGCGAGGCTCGCTCGCGCGCCGTCAGTAGCGACTTTGCCAGGCAGCTGAACCCGATCCAGGCATCATAGCTGCCGAGAAGCAGGCAATACCCCAGCGTCCGCGACATGCGCTTGTAGGCCGGGGGAATGATCTTGCTGATTGCGAAACCGCCCTTCCCCGGGCTACCTTTCAGTTGAAGCTTAGAGGCTTCAAAGACGTTTTTAGCGCCGTTGCGGGGACCAGCCGCAGCGGCGTTTTCTTTGGTCAGATCGGCCTGACCCGGTTTGACATTTGTCGCATAAGTGCTTGATGCGCCGTCCTTGGTTTGACGCGCCGCGATCTCGCAAGTGCCTGATTTATCAGGAAATAGCGCCGGATTGAAAATCCTCGTGTCGGTGGTTCGATTCCGCCCCCGGGCACCATTCCAAAACGCACACACGCGCATAGTTACGCAAAACCCCGCAAACAAAGGGCCGCGACGGTCCCCACGCCATACCCATACTTGCCCATGCGCGCCGGTTTCGCGCATCTTGCTCCCCACGGACTACGCATGGCTGAGCTGGTATCGGGTAAGGTTTTGGCGGCCCCCATTCCTCCCACTGCTTGAAGAAGAAGGCCACGCCTGGCACTGGTCGCGCAGGCCGCGCACCCAATCCGGGTGCATCGGCCGAGCGCGCGGGCCGCTCTCGCCGCCAACGATGACCCAGTCAAGTTTTGGAATTGTACCTCTGGCCGATCCGCCGCCAGACTCTGCGCCAAAATCGCAACTCCACTGCTTCGGGCAAAGGTGCGGCGTCAGATCCACCGGCTCAAGAAGCGGCTCGGCCGAGACGAACCGCACCGCAGCGGGCATGGCGAGCAGTTGCGGAATGCGCCGGTCGGCTTCCTCTTGGTTCTCGACCGTCGTGCCCAACCAGACGTTTGGCCACCCGTCGCCCCACTTGGGCAAATCTCCGTATTACTCGGGTCGCAGATAGCGCGCGATGTTCTGCGTGCGCTTGGTCAGCAGCAGCCAGTCCAGGTTCGGCGTGCGGTGGAACAGATGCCACAGATCGCCGCGCCAGCCGCTCGTGATGGAGCGGTCATTATCGAACACGTCGGCCAGCGATGCGCAGAACACCCGGTGCCGCTCGCCCGCCGCAGCCGCGGCCTTGTCCCATGCCAGAGGCTTTCGCCAGTTCGCGGCGCTAGTGCGGCGGCGCACATGCGGCCCCCACGAGTTGCCCCAGCGTGCATCCCATGCGGCGGCATAGCAGTTGTCGCAAGCCGGACTGATCTTGGTGCAGCCGATCCACGGATTGAACGTGTGAGCACACCATTCGATCTTGCTGTTCTCACCCATCGACCTTTCCTTCCCTCATGGCGCAATCGACCAGTTCGGCGACGGCTTCGCGGAAGGCCTTGTCGGCGGGGTCTTCGACCGGCTTCGGAAAGGCGTCCGAGGCCCGACAGATACCGCCGCCGCATCCCAGGCCGTCAGTCACCAGCTCGCCGCAGCCGGGACAGATCCGGGGCTCGGCTGGCGGTTGCCCGGCCTCCGGATCGCCCAGCAGAAGCCACGCGGCCACGCTGGTCGCGGATCTCGCCCGCGCGGGCCGCACCCCCGACTGGATGCCCGACGCCCGCCCGAGGCTGAAGCCGGAGGACTGGACGGTGAACCGCTGGGGCCGCCACGCGAAGACGGCGGATGCCGCCACGCTGGGGATCGAGGGCTGGCAACCGATCCCCCGCCGCAACCGCAAGGGCGTGATCGTCCAGGACGCGGTGCGCTTCACGCCCTGCGTCTGGGATCCGACGCCCGCCCGGATCGCGGCCGCGCGGCGGGCGTATCTCGACTGGTGGGGCTATCTGTTGGCGATGCAGGCGGCTTTGATGGGGGCGGACCTGATACGGATCAAGGTTACGCGAGATCTGCCGCCGATGAGGCCGTGGAATCAAATCTAGCTTGGTGCGTCTGCATCGGTGTGCGAGCCATTCTGCCCCTCCCGTCGACTTCTGGTTTGACTTACGGCATTGCGTTTAGTTGCGTGCTCACTTGGTCTCTTCAATCGCTTCTGCAATCCTGACCCATTGCGCGAACGAGTGTTTCGATATCCGTCATTGTGGCATAGAATACCTGCTTCGAATTGTCGGGATGGAGGGCTGTGGGTAGGGGCTCTGTTGCACAAATCGGGTGATGGGCGGGGTTAGCCCTTCCCCGGACAGACTTATCCCGCAGCCTCCGTGATCGGGGTGCCGAGCGCGGTGTAGCCGTTCAGGACGGCGATGCGGACTTGGAGTTCGGCGACCTGACTGTCAAAGTTCCGTGCCATGAGCCGCTGGCCCATCAGTTTCACGCAATGCAT